CCGAGTTCGCTCTTGAAGCCTTCCTCAAAGCCGACAGCGCCGCACGGGCTGCGCTTTACAGCACGATGGTGCAGAACGGCATCTACACCCGGGACGACTGCCGGGTTAAAGAGAACCTGCCCCGAATGGGCGGGAACGCCGCGGTGCTCACCGTACAGACCAACCTCACCCCGATTGATCAGTTGGGGAAAACAACCGACGGGCAAGCCGCACAGGCTGCTTTGAAAAACTGGCTTGGCCAGGACCAGGAGTAACCATGGCGCTGAATATCAAAGCCAGCGGCTTTCGCTGCGAGCTGAGCCCCCGTGCGCTCGAAATGTGGAATCCGGATATCCGTGCTGCCACGGAAACCGGAACTGACACCATCACCATGTACGGGATCATTGGCGAGGATTGGTGGGGAGAGGGCGTCACAGTGAAGCGTGTGGATGCCGCGTTGCGCACTATCGGCGACAAGCCCGTCACCGTGTACATCAACTCGCCAGGCGGCGACATGTTTGAAGGCATCGCCATTTATAACCGGCTGCGCGAGCACTCCCAGCAGGTCACCACCAAGGTACTGGGCCTGGCAGCCTCAGCGGCATCCGTCATCGCCATGGCCGGTGAAACGCGCGAGGTGGCCAAAACCGCCTTTTTGATGATCCACAATTGCTGGACCTACTTTGCCGGGAATCGACACGCGATCCGTGAGCTAGCCGATACCATGGAGGAGTTCGACCGCGCCATGATTGGCCTGTATGCCGACACCAGTGGTCAAGATGAGAAGACCGTCGAATCGATGCTGGATGCGGAGACCTACATGGGTGGGGCTACTGCCATGGAGAAGGGCTTCGCCACCGGGCTCATTTCCGCCGATGAAGTGAAGGAAGCCACCGACCAGGAGCAGAGTCAGGCGCACGCCGCGCGCCGTTTGGACGCCGCCCTCGCCAAGTCCGGAATGCCCCGCACCGAAAGACGCAAACTGCTTTCCGAAATCAAGACCGGTACGCCTAGCGCTGCCGGTGGCGACAAGCCTCGCGCTGTCGTGCCGGGTACGCTTCGCGCTGCCCTTGATATATCCGCGTTTGAAGAAACCGCAACCCAGGCGTCGGCACTACGGGGCCTCATCCCCGTCCGCTAAACGACTGTCTCAGCAGACCAATTACTAACCGCCCGCGTGGCGGTTTTTTCATTTCTGAAGGAATACCCAATGCCAGATCTTTCCCAAATCGAAGCATCGCAGAAACAAACCCAGGCCGACCTGAAAGCCGTCGGTGATCAGATCAAGACCTATGCCGAGCGCACCGAAAAGGAAATCAAAGCCTCCGGTGAGATGCAGGCGGAAACCCGCGGCAAGGTGGACGAACTCCTCCTGAAGCAAGGTGAACTGCAAGCCCGCATGCAAGAGGCAGAGCAGAAACTGGTCAATGCCGGGAAGCAGCACGATCCTGAAGTTCAGCAATCTGCCGGTCAGTTGGTGGCGGCCAAGATGCAGGAGGAGGGTGTGGGCAGCTCGTTCCGTGGCTCTCGCCGGGTTGAGGTCCCGCGGGCTGCGCTAACCTCGGCGCCTGCATCGGGTGGCGCACTGGTACCGGCGGAGCGCGTCGGTGTCATTCTCGCACCTCAGCGTCGACTGACCATCCGTGATCTGGTCGCCCCTGGTACCACCGGTTCCAACGCGGTCGAGTACGTGCGCGAGACCGGCTTCACCAATAATGCCGCGATCGTCGGTGAGGGGTTGGCCAAGCCTTACAGCGAACTGACCTTCGGCTTGGAAAACGCGAACGTGCGTACGATTGCGCACCTGTTCAAAGGTAGCCGCCAAATCCTCGATGACGCTGCCGCTTTGCAAAGCTACATCGATGCCCGGGCCCGTTACGGTTTGCTGCTGGCTGAGGAGGCTCAGCTGCTTTACGGCAATGGTACCGGGAACAATTTGCACGGCATCATTCCGCAGGCTCAAGCCTACCTGGCGCCCGCCGGCATCGCTGTTGCAGCTGAACAGCGCATTGACCGCATTCGCCTGGCGCTGCTCCAGGCCACGCTGGCCGAATTCCCGTCCACTGGCATCGTGCTCAACCCGATTGACTGGGCCGCCATCGAACTGCTCAAGGATGGCGAGAACCGCTACATCATCGGCAAGCCGCAAGAAGGCACTTCTCCGCGGCTGTGGAATCTGCCTGTCGTTGAAACGCAGGCCATTGTCCAGAACCAGTTCCTGACGGGGGCTTTTAGCCTGGCTGCACAGATCTTCGATCGCATGGGCATCGAAGTGCTGGTGTCGACAGAGAACGACAAGGACTTCGAAAACAACATGGTCACCATCCGTGCTGAGGAGCGACTGGCGTTTGCGGTGTATCGACCTGAAGCGTTTGTGACCGGGTCCTTGGTCGCCGCGCCTTAAAATTTGACCACATCAAGGAGAGCCGCCAAAAGGCGGCTCTAACTCTTTTGGAGACACGATAATGGCCCGCGGACCCCAGGCAAAACCCGCCGATACCGACGCCGCTGGTGCGGTTGATACCGTTGCGGAAACCATCCTCAATTCTGCTCCTGCGGACGATCAGGCTTCGACGGTTGCTTCAACGGTCGTCAATTCACCGCCACTCACCCCCCAAGCATTTGATGCTGATACTACCGCTGGCACTCAGGTGGTGATCTATCCAGTCCGCAGTTACCTGGACGGAAAGGAAATCCGCCAGGCCGGCGGCGCGGGGTATGCCTCACCTAAACACGAAGCGCTTTTGTTGATCGCAAAGGGCTTGGCGACTGATACCGATCCCAAGGCCTGATATGAACGCGATTCCAACTGAAGAGGCGATGCAGCACCTGCGCGCTGAAGACGATGATCGTGCGCATGTTGAGTTGCTCTTGACCGCAGCTGAAGACAGCGCGGCGCAGTTTCTGAACCGACGCTTTTATGCGGATGAATTGTCGCTTGCTGCAGCCATGTCGGATGGCTCTGCTGGCAGCAAGCCAATTGTTATCAATCCATCCATTCGCGCGGCATGCCTGCTGATCGCCGGCAGTCTCTACGCGAACCGGGAAGATGTCGTCGTGGGTACGATTTCTTCCGAGCTGCCCATGGGTTCACGATCTTTGTTAACGCCATATCGCATTGGCTGGGGGGTGTAGTGAGAGCTGGATCCTTGCGTCACCGTTGTGCCATGCAAAAGCCGGTGCGCGTTAAAAACTCATCTGCCGGCTTTGATGTCACCTGGGCAGAAATTGGCAAACTTTGGGCTGATATCGCGCTGCCCACCGGACGTATTGCACCCGTAGCTGAGCAATTGAAGGCGATTGTGTCAGCTGAAATTCGCATCCGACCCCGCGCGGATGCAGTCGCAGGCAATCGCCTGGTGCATGTGGTTGGCGGTATCGCCATGACCTACCTCATCGAGGCGGTATTGCCGGATAACGCCCGCTCGATGCTTCGACTCCTCTGTTCAAACGTCCCCCATTCTTAGAGGTGAACCATGAAAGTAATTGCATTGGGCAACCTGTCCGGCGCCACTGGTGAAAAATCTAAAGGCGAGGAGTTCACTGTCGATGCCAAGACAGGTGCCGAACTGGTCAATCGCGGGCTTGTTCGCGAAGTAGTCGAGTCGCCGGTGGCCAAAAAGACCGAAGCAGCCAAGGAGTAATAGTCATGGTTGCTCGCCGCTCGCGCATGTCCGGTGACTTCAAGTTGCGGCGCACATTGCGCAACATTCACTTAAAGATGGATAACGAATTGGTCCCGGCGATGCAGGAATCAGCGGACCAGATACTCACCACCATGCGGCAGTCGGTACCGAAAGATACCGGCGCCGCTGCGTCTGCTTTGAGAACCTTCGTTTCCAAAAGCGGCCTGGATGCGCAGATCGGCATCCGGGGTAAAAAGGACATGCGACGTTTTTTCTATTTGCGCTTTCTTGAATACGGCACCAAGGGTTACAGCGGCGCGCTTTATCGACGGGCTGATGCCAATGCCGTCGGCGGTGAGCACATCAACAACCGGGATAAGTCGCAACTCAAGGGGCGCCGCAATGCCCTGAACCAGCGACCTACCAAGAACAAAAGTGATGGTGGTCACTTTTACGGCAACTACCCGGATATTCCGGCTCGGCCCGCACATCCATGGCTTCGACCTGCAATGGCCGTGAATCGGGAATTTGTCCTGGCCAATATCCGTGCCGCCGTGGCCAGGACATTGAGCAAAGCGAGTGAGGGCATTACTAATGGCTGACCCCTCTGCTGCACTGCAGGTTGCGCTGGTTGCTCGACTGGAAGCTGAGGTTTCGTGTCCTTTGTACGACGGTGCTCCGATGGATACGCCGATGCCTTACATTTCGTTTGATCGCGAAGTCTCGGTGAATACTCGGCCCATCTCCGGCCGTAAACGCGAAACCCGGATGATTTATCTGTCGGTTTGGTCTGATGCACACGGCCAGGCGGAAGTGAAGCGGATCAACGGCGAGATCGTCGCAGCCTTGGACGAGCGCCGGTTACCGTTGACAGTTGGCCGGGTTGTCTCCGTAAGAGTTGAGCAGGCCGATGCTCAGCGCGATGCGGATGGTGTCACCTATCAAGGTTCGATCGCTGTTCGCGTTATCACCACTCATTAATTTAAATCCGGCCGCCTCGCGGCTTTATCCAATGTGCCTTTGGAGGAACCCCCATGGCCGATGACAACCTCAATACCGCCGCCGGCTGCCGATTCTCGATCGGCAGCAAGAACGGCGCCGATACCGAAGCGCTCTACAAGGCCGACACCTATGTCGAAGTCGGCGAGATCGAAGACCTCGGCGAATTCGGCGACACTTTCAGCTCCGTGAACTTCACGTCCCTGCGGGATGGTCGTGTTCGCAAATACAAGGGTACCGCCGATGCGGGCGACCTGACGCTGACCGTGGGCCTGGACAACGGCGACCTGGGACAGGCCAAGCTTAAAGTTGCCCACAAGGATCGCAGCAAAGGTGACTACAACATCAAGGTCACCCTGAATGATGGCGATCCTGATGCAACCCCGGCCATTCTCCCGACCACGTTCTACATGCGCGGCAAGGTCATGAACAACACCGTCGCGGCCGGTGCCGCTGACAACGTGGTGCGCCGCAATGTCACCATCGGCATCAACTCCGACATCCTTGAAATCCTCCCGACGTGACCGGTGGGGCTCCGGCCCCAACCTTCCAAGGAATTGATCCATGAGCAAGACCCTGCACGGTACGACCATCATCACCCTGGGCGATGAGAGCTATGAACTGCTGCCAACCTTGGCCGCTGTTCGCTCGATCGAAGCGCGCTTTGGCGGATTGCGGGGCGCAGCCCAGGCCATCACGTCACTTAGCGTTGAGGGCTGCGCTGCAATTATTGCTGCTGGTGCTGGCCTCGCTGGAAAGCACGCTGAAGCGGTCGAGGAACAAGTGTGGCAGGCCGGTGTGGTTGAAGTCTCTGTTCAGCTGAACAGTTACCTAGCGGCGCTGTACAACCCACGGGGTACAGTGCCGGGAAAGGAGAAGGCGGCGAAGGAGTAAGCGCTGTTGAGGACGGCAGCTACGTTGACCGGATGTATGCGGTGGCCACGGGCTGGCTGGGGTGGTCGCCCGAAACTGCGTGGCGCACGCCACTCCCGGAGTTATTTCTAGCGATGGACGCGCGGATCGAGTGGTCGCAGATGACAAACCCCTTTGGCGGCAAGCCGTCCGGGCCGAAGGAAAAGCCGAAGCCATCGACTGTCGCTGCCAAGCTGCGCCAGGCGCTTACTGGGAGGCAGGCGACATAATAGGGCGACGTGTACAATCGCCGCTCAATTCACAATAGGGATATTGATAATGGCCTTTCTCATGTTACTTCTGACCGGCGCCATAATTTTTGTTGTCTGTGTTGTTTGTAAGGTCATGGCAAGTGAAAGAGGGTCTGAAACAAACATCAGGATAGCTCTGTCGGTCGCCGCGATCGCTGTTGTTGTGGTGTGGGTCTGGTATTTCAGTTGGAGCTCCAGCCCTAAGCGAGATGAAGAACAAGCCATCAAGGACTGCAGCAACACAACAATGGCCTTTGTCATGTCCCAAAACTTCGTTAAGCAACGACTGAAGGCTCCAAGCACCGCAGAATTCCCATATATAAATGACCGTGGAGTGCAGGTCGGTGAGCTTCCTGGCTGCTCCTTTGATGTGTCGGCATACGTGGATGCTCAAAATGGATTCGGAGCCCCAATACGCAATCGATACACTGCAAAAATGTCATACGACAGAGCCACCAAAATGTGGCGAGCAACTCAGCTCAGGATTGAGTGAGTATTTTATTTTCTGATAACCCGCTTCGGCGGGTTTTTTGTATTTGGAGATTGGCATGGCCGATACTGATGTCCAGGGTATGCTGGTTCGCATCGAAGCGACCACGGCGCAACTCCGTCAGGAAATGGCCCGTGCGGACTCCAGCGTGGCCCAGGCGTCCGGCAAAATCGATAAGAGCCTGGGGCAAATAGACGAAGCCTTTGATCGTGCGGGTGAAAGCGCCGAAAGCGCCGCTGGATTGATCAAGAGCACCCTGGCAGCGGCCATTGGGGCCGCATCTATCAGCAAAATCATCGAGGCGGCAGACTCCTACGGTCAAATGTCCGATCGAATCGGCATGGCCACCAGCAGTGTCGGCGAATATGACCTGGTGCAACAGCGTCTATTGGAGACCGCCAAGCGCACCTATCGCCCGTTGAGTGAAGCGCAAGAGCTATACATCCGGACCGCTGACAGCTTGAAGTCGATGGGCTACGACACCGGCCAGGCTCTGGATGTGATGGACAGCTTCAGCTTTTTGCTGGTGACTAACTCCGCTTCAGCCGATAAGGCCAGCTCAGCGATCGATGCCTACTCCAAGGCGCTGCAAACCGGAAAAGTCGAAGCTGATGGTTGGCAGTCGATTCTGGCAGCGATGCCGACGATCGTAGAAACCCTCAGAAAATCCACCGGAAAAACAGCCGAGGAAATCCGAAGTCTCGGTGCACAGGGCCAGCTCGGCCTGGATGTTCTAACCGAAGGCCTGCAGAAGTCTGCGGAGGCAAACGGAATGCTGGCGGACAGCATGAGCATCGCGGTTCGCGATGCGGTGCAAAACCTCTCGAACGCATTCACCGTCTACATGGGCAGGCTGAACGAGACAGCTGATTTCACCGGCGTCTTAGGCGGGGGGATTAGTGCCCTAGGCAACAACTTCGAAACCTTGGCAGATATTGCCATTGTTTCGGCTATCGCTGCCCTGACCCGGTACGGGGTGAGCGCCGCAAATTCCGCTGCCGTGGCGACATATGCCGCATTTAAAGATGCTGCCGCACGAAAGGCGCAAGCCGCGGCTGTTCTGCTCGCTGCTGAGGCCGAGCAGCAGAAGGCCCGAACCTCGGTGGTTCTCGCCGAGAGAGAGGCCTTAGCTGCGCGCGGCACCGCGGTACAGACTCAAATGTCGATCCAGCTGGCCGAGGCCAGGATGGTGGAGGCGCGTGCGACGAGTGCTGTGGCTGTCGCCCAGGCCGGGTTGAGTCGCACCAGCGGCGTGATTATGGGCGTCCTCGGCGGGCCGTTAGGAATTGCAGCGCTCGCCATAGGTGCGGCCACGGCATTTCTGATGTTGCGGGATAACACCAGCGTGCTGGAGGATAAGCTCGGTGATCTCGCCGACCCCATCGATAAGCTGATCGAGCGCTTCGGTGCGCTGAATCGGGCCACCCAATCGGTCACGCTTCGCCAGTTGAAGTCGGAAATCGACGACATGCAATCTCGCCTCGGACAGAAATCCGGGGCTATCGCTGACCAGTTCGAGAGTGATCTCCGGAACATGGGTGCGGCCGGTGCCGATGGTCTAATGACAGGGCTGGCGTCGCTGCCCGCGGAGGCGCAGAGCGCTCTGGACCTGGTGCGCAAAGCCTCCAAAGATCAGGCGGCCGGTATGACCGTCGACTGGAAGGCCGTCGCTGACCAGCTCCGTGTTATGCCTGGCGTCACTGAGTCGATGGCACAGGCCATTGAGGAAAGCCAAGGCCCCGTCACCGAACTATCTGCGCAACTTGATAAACAACGAGCGACCTTTGCGGCCCTGACCGGCGAGACTGACGAAAATACGCGTGCAGAGCGCGGAAACGCAGCCGCCAAAGCGAAAGCGGCTGGTGTCGGCCAGGCATACCTCGATCAACTGCAGAAGCAACTTGGCGCCGCTCAGGACAAAACCAGTCTCGCCGCTGCAAACCGATTCATTGAGGAAAACACTGACCTCACGGAAGGCATGATTGTCGCCATCCGTTCGGCTGCTGCTGCCAAAGACGCCCAGAAAGCGGCGGATGATGCCGCAACCAAGGCCTCAAAGAAGAACGCCAGCGAAGGTGAGTCAGCCGCCAAGCAGCAGCTCAAGTCATTTGAGTCGACCGAGGAAGGCTACAAACGTCAGATCGAGCTGATAAACACTACCGGTGAAAAGCAGAAGGATGCCACCGAGGTTGCGAAGCTTTCCTTCGAGCTGCAGGAGGGCAAGCTCGGCAAGCTGACCGAGGCGCAGAAAAAACGGTTGCTGGGCATGGCCGCCGAGCTCGACGCGCTGAACAGGATCAAGAAGGCCAATGAAGACGATCTGAAGCTAACGGCCTTCAAGGCGGCGCAGGCCACTGGCACCCAGACCACGCAGGACGGTTTCGATCAGGAACTGGCCGGCATCGGCATGGGCGACAAGGCCCGGGACCGGATGCGTGCAGATCTGGCGCTTCGGCAAAAGTACGCGGCTGACTTGGCCAGCTTGAACGAACAACGCAACACCGGACAGATTTCGCCAGAGCTCTATGCCAGCGAGACGAAAGTTCTGCAGGATGAGCTCGGCAAGCGGCTGGCTGCCCAACAGACCTACTTCAGCCAAGTGGATACCGCCCAGTCCAACTGGTCAAACGGTGCGGCGGATGCACTGCAGGACTACGTTGACCAGGCTGCCGATGTTGCCGGCCAAACCAAGCAGCTTTTCACCAGTGCCTTTAGTGGGCTGGAGGATGGCATCGTCGACTTCGTTAAAACGGGGAAGCTGTCCTTCAAGGATATGGCTGACTCGATTATTGAGGATTTGATCCGCATTCAGGTCAGACAAGCCGCTGCGGGCTTCCTCAGCAGTGCATTCAGCGCATTCACGGGTTGGGGGGCTGGCAGCGGAGCCATGACCGGCTTCAGCGAAGGTGCGATGGTGGCCAACGCCAAAGGTGGTGTCTACAGCTCTGCCAGCCTGTCATCGTATTCTGGCGGTGTCTACGACACGCCGCAGACCTTCGCCTTCGCCAAGGGCGCCGGCATCTTCGCGGAAGCCGGCCCCGAGGCAATCATGCCGCTGACTCGGGCGGCTGATGGGTCGCTCGGCGTTCGGGCCATTGGTGGATCAGGGGCGTCAGCAGCTGAATCCACTGCAACAGTGTCCGTTGGCGGAATCACGCAGCACATCACCGTACAGGGCAATGCTGACGAAGCCACGCTCGCCCGTATCCAGGAGGCGGCGCGACGTGGTGCCGAAGGCGGCTACCAGATGATGCTCAAGGACCTCAAACAAAACGGCCCCGCCCGTCAGCTAATCAATCGCCGGTAATCGGCTGTAGGAGTACTTCATGGCTATCGCTTGGCCGGCTGCGTTGTGGCCGTCGCAAATGACCTGGGGCATGGTCTACAACAACCGGGCCTTCACGTCGACGCTGTCCAACGCCCAGCAGATCATGGGCTATCCGGGGGCCTATTGGTTATGCACGCTCAGCTTTGATGGCCTGTTTGATGAGGACGAGCGCGAAGTAACGGCGCTGCTTGGCCGCCTTCAGGGCATGTTTGGGACGGTGAACATTCCTGCCTTCACGCGCACCAGGTCCGACAACATTGGCGCACCGGTGGTTGTCACAGCCAATGCCCAGGCCACCAACATGATCTTGGGTGGGGTAACGCCGAACCAGAAGGTTTTTTCTTTTGGCGACTACATCTCCATCGCGGGTGAGATGTTTGAGGTGGTGGACGACGCCGCATCGAACGTTCAGGGACGGGTTCAGGTGTTTCTCAACAAACGGATTCGCCGGGCGATCACGCCCGGGGCTGCCGTTGAGTATCGCAACCCCTATTCCGAGATGCGCCGAGTGGATGACACCAATCAGCTGACTGTTCAGCCCGTCGTGGCCAACGGCAGCTTCCAGTTTCGAGAGGCTTTCTGATGCCATCAGCATTCCCATTCAGTCAGAGTGTGGTGAACATCATCGCCACCGGTAAGTTCATGCCCGTCTACGCCGTGCAGTTGGATTTTGTCGACGGTATGGTCTTCGCGCACACCGGCACCGGCGATCTCGTAATCGGCGGCATTACCTATCTGGGAGTCGGCAATTTCGGCGAGGTGAGTCAGTCCCAGGAAAGCGACAACTCGAGCTCGCCGATGTCGGTTGAGCTGACGTTGAGCGGCCTCGATGCCTACATCCTGTCCGAAACCAATGTGCGTGGTTGTCGCGGACGTCTGGCCAAGGTGATGTTCGTGGTGTTCGACGAGGACGGCACGTATGCCGCGGACATCCTTTTCTCGGGGCGCATGGATGCCGCCAAGTTTTCCTTTGCTGGTAATGGTCAGGAAGGCAACAGCATCGCCGTTCCGGTGATCGACCGTATGGCCGAGTGGAGCCGCACCGGTACCGAGCGCTTCACCGACGAAAACCACCGTGCGCGTCATGACGGCGACCGCTTCTTTTACGCCATCGCCCAGATGTCCGAGTGGCCCATTTACTGGGGCTCGAAGAAGGACGCCCCGACATTCACTTATGGAAGTTAGCCATGCGCTACCGAGACTGGACAATCCGTCTGAACGACGTGATCAAGGCCGCCCAAGAGCGGCCTTTTTCATGGGGTGAATTTGACTGCTGCCTGTTCGCGGCTGACTGCACTTTGGCCATTTGTGGCGTGGATCCGGCCGAGAACTACCGCGGCAAGTACACGACCGAGACCGGTGCCAAGCGGCAACTGAAGAAGCAGCACGGCAGCCTGGAAGCGGCATGGGATGCCCGTTTCGCAAGGGTGCCGCTGACCTTCATTCAGCGCGGAGACGTAGTGCTGTACGACGCGCCTGGCGGGCGAAGCATGGCCGTGTTCTGGGCCGGTGATTTCTGGGCAACAACTGACGACGGCGCAGCCCGAGTCGAATGCGAGCCACTGGCCGCGTGGAGGGTTGAATGAGCGGCGGCGTTAAAAAACTCGCGCAGGTAGTCGTTGGCGCGGTCATCGGCGGCTTTCAGGGTGGCCCATGGGGTGCGGTTGCCGGTGCCGCCTTGGCGTTCTATGCAGCCGAACAGCAGGAAAAGCTCAACACCAAGTCACCTTTGCGCGACAACGAGCCGTCAGCGCAGACCGTACGGTCCTCCAAGGCGCCGGTGCGCTTCATCCTTGGCCGGGTTTCCACCGGCGGCGTGCTGGTCTGGGCGCAGGAGCAAGCGGGTGAGCAGGGCGAGGGCGAATGGCTGCACTTGGTCTACGTCCTGTGTGAAGGCGCCATTGATGCGCTGGAAAACATCTACTTGGGCGAAGAGGAAATCGGTTCGTTTGGACCGCTGGCGAGCTACGAGCTGATCGTCAACCCGACCCAGGTCAATGCCTTCCTGAAGGCCAACTGTCCGGATTGGAAGGACAGTCAGATCGGACGGGGACTTTCCTTTGTTCGCGTGTCGCTGCAGTACAGCGCCGAGAAATTCCCCTCGGGTATTCCGGACACGCGGTTTGTCGTTCGCGGTCGAAATGACCTCTACGACCCTCGCACTGGCACCGCCGTTTACAGCGCAAACACCGCGCTGCATTTGCTCTGGTTTCTGCGTGCCCGCTGCGGCGTGCCGGACGATGAGATTGTTTTCGAAACCTTTGCCAGTGCAGCCAACGTCTGCGACGAAGCCCTGACTAATGCCGACGGATCGACCAGTCAACGCTATCGAACTGCCTGCGTGATCGGTGCCGATGAGCAACGCACAGGTGTGCTGCAAAAGCTTGAGGCGGCGTGCGCAGGCAAGTTGATTCGTGTAGGTGGCCGCTGGATGCTTCAGGCGGGCGCGTATTACGGGCCGTATGATTTCGAGATCACTGAAGACATGGTGGTGGGCACCATCACTGGCAGCACCGAGCCAAGCAACGATTCTGCCATCAACACCGTGCGCGGCACCTTCATTGACCCTTCGCAGTCCTGGACCGAAACCGACTATCCCGAAGTGCAAGTGGATCAGTGGGTTGTAGAAGACGGTGGGGAGGCAGCGGAGACGCTCACCTATTCCTACGTCACGGATCCGTACCAGGCCCAGCGCCTGGCAAATATGGAGCTGCGCCGTCGTCGCGCCGGTGGTGCAATCAGCATCCCAATGAATTTCGCCGGCTACAACTGTCGGCCGGGCCGCGTGGTACGGGTGAACCTGCCGTCTCTGAATATCCTCGGGGAATTCATTGTTTCTGACTGGTCGATGGGTGACAACGAAGGCTGTACCGTTCAGGTGAAGCAATACGAGGCGCCGATATTCGATGATGCCGTGGGTCAGCCATACTACCCACTCGGCTTTATCAAACTGCCGACCGGTGGCCTAGGGTCACCCACAAACCTCAAGTGGACGCAAGATGCATCGGCCGAGGTGACACAGGGCATCCTCTCCTGGGTGCCTCCGTCCGGCATTGTGAAGGAATACATCGTCATCGTTCGCCAGGGCGCGACCGTGATCCAATCGCACAATGTTCCGGCGACGTCCACCGAGCGGGCTATCAATGGCTTGCCTTCGGGTAGCTACACAATGAGTGTGGCGGCAGTGGGGCCGATGGCTCGGTCGGGCGAGGCGACTATTTCCGTCAGCGTGAATGGTCCGCCCATTCCTGAAGCCTGTGTGGTGCAGTCATCGATTGATTCGATCACCTTGATTCCGTCCAACACCTTGCGCGGGCTGAATGGCGGGACTTATGAGTACTTCTTCAGCACGGTTCCAGCATCTGACCCGGATGATGCGGTTTATCTGGGGCAGGGTCTTTCCTTTACTCATACCGGACTCGGCTTCTACACCAACTATTACTACTTCGTTCGGTCGTCAAATGCTTATGGCAAAAGCGCATTTCTGTACGTGCCCGCATCAACGTCGAATGATGTCGGCGCTTACCTCGACGCGCTGGAGGGGGAAATAACGGATTCTCACCTCGGCCAGCATCTGCTGGGGCGGATCGAGCTGATTGACGGCCCGTCAACTCTGCCGGGATCAGTCAACAATCGAGTGAATGAGCTGGGCGAGCAAATCGGCGAAGTCACGGATCACCTGCAGGAGCTGGTGAACGAAGGGCAAAACGCGCTGGCCGAGACGCAGCAGGCGTTCAGCGAAGCTCAGCAAGCGTTCAGCGAAGCTCAAGCCGAGCTGCAACAGCAAATTGATCAGGTCAGCACCCTCGCCAAATCGGGCGAATACCAGAAGGACAAAGCCTACGCCGTCGGCGCCTCGACCCGCCTGAATGATCGTCTGTACCAAGCCAAAATCGCGGTGCCGGCGGATGCCAGCGGCGCGAAGTCGCCGCCGAATGCGACCTATTGGGTAGACGTTGGCCAAGTGGTGTCCGATTCGAACGGTTTGGCCGCACGGGTCAATATCACTGAAACCAAAATCACCAGCATCGAGGGGGTTAATACCAGCCAAGGCACGACCATCACCGGTCTGACCAACAGCCTGACCACCACCAATGGCAACGTGACCGCTGCGCAAAACGCGGCGAACGCGGCGAACACCTTAGCCGGCGGCAAGGGCAAGGTGATCGTGCAAACCGGCGCACCGGCGGCGGCTGATCAACTGGCGCAAAACCTGTGGATCGACATCACCGGCGGGGCGAACACGCCGAAGCGCTGGACCGGCTCGACCTGGGCGGCGGTGACCGACAAGGTGGCAACTGATGCGGCAGCGGCGGCAGCCAATGCCTTGTCAGTGGCCAACACCAAGGCCGATGCCTCGGCGGTCAACAACCTGACCACTCGCGTGGAGTCGGCAGAAGGCACGATCAGCAGCCAAGGCACGGCGATCACCGGGCTGACCAACAGCCTGACCACCACCAACGGTAACGTGACCGCTGCGCAAAACGCGGCGAACGCGGCGAACACCTTGGCCGGCGGCAAGGGCAAGGTGATCGTGCAAACCGGCGCACCGGCGGCGGCTGATCAACTGGCGCAAAACCTGTGGATCGACATCACCGGCGGGGCAAACACGCCGAAGCGCTGGACCGGCTCGACCTGGGCGGCGGTGACCGACAAGGTGGCCACCGATGCGGCAGCGGCGGCAGCCAATGCCTTGTCAGTGGCCAACACCAAGGCCGATGCCTCGGCGGTCAACAGCCTGACCACTCGCGTGGAGTCGGCAGAAGGCACGATCAGCAGCCAAGGCACGGCGATCACCGGGCTGACCAACAGCCTGACCACCACCAACGGTAACGTGACCGCTGCGCAAAACGCGGCGAACGCGGCGAACACCTTGGCCGGCGGCAAGGGCAAGGTGATCGTGCAAACCGGCGCACCGGCGGCGGCTGATCAACTGGCGCAAAACCTGTGGATTGATATCACCGGCGGGGCGAACACGCCGAAGCGCTGGACTGGCTCGGCTTGGGCGGCGGTGACGGACAAGGTGGCCACCGATGCGGCGGCAGCGGCAGCCAACGCCTTGTCGGTGGCCAACACCAAGGCCGATGCCTCGGCAGTCAACAGCCTGACCACTCGCGTGGACGCGGCCGAAGGCACGATCAGCAGCCAGGGCAGCTCGATCACCGGGCTGACCAACGGCCTGACCACCACCAACACCAACGTGACCGCTGCGCAAAACGCGGCGAACGCGGCGAACACCTTGGCCGGCGGCAAGGGCAAGGTGCTGGTGCAGGCGGCGGCGCCGGCGGCAGCCGATCAGTTGGCACAGAACCTGTGGATCGATACCACCGGCGGCGCAAACACGCCGAAGCGTTGGACCGGCAGTGCCTGGGCCGCCGTAACGGACAAGATCGCCACCGACGCTGCCGCTGCGGCCGCTTCGGCACTGTCGCAGGTCGCGACCAAAGCAGATGCCTCGGCGGTCACCAGCCTGGGTACACGGGTCGCCGCAGCAGAGGGACTGATTACTTCGCAAGGCAGCTCGATCGTCAGCCTGACCAACAGCATCGGCGATGTAGGTAGCGAGAACCTGTTCTACAACCCAGCGTTCGTCAAGTTGGGCAGCGTTAACGGCGTGGCGGATGGATGGGCTGTCAACACACCGATCACGCCTGGTGCTTCCACCGGCGTCTACACGTTGGTGCCGTCGTGGATCAACGCCAGCGAGAACGCCCAGCGCATCGACGTAACCGGGCTGAACGACACCAGCCTGTACCGCTCGATCATCCCGGTCGCTGCGGTAAGACCGGCTGTGCAGGCGGGTACCTCTGTCGCGCTGTCCGTTTACTTCCGCGCGACTGCAGGCCTGCAGGTCCGGATTTATCTGGAAGCCAACAACGCGGCAGGCAACGTGCTGTCGGTTCCGTCCACGTCGCTGATCGTGGCCACCGGCTCTACCCAGCGCGCCACGCTGCTGTTTGCGAACCTGCCAGCCAACACCGCAAAGGTCACGTCGTTCTTCCGCATCTTCGGTGGCGGCGTCACAGCTGGCTTCGTGGAATTCACCCGCGCCCAGCTGGAACTCGGGTCGGCCGTGTCGGGCTGGAGAGATAGCACGCTGGCGCTGGCATCCGATCAGGCGGCCACGTCGGATGCCTTGAGCTCGCTGACCAGCACCGTGACTCAACAGGGCACAACCCTGACCACTCAGGGCGCCTCGCTCACTTCGCTGAACAACAGCCTGACCACCACCAACGGTAACGTGACCGCTGCGCAAAACGCGGCGAACGCGGCGAACACCTTGGCCGGCGGCAAGGGCAAGGTGATCGTGCAAACCGGCGCACCGGCGGCGGCTGATCAACTGGCGCAAAACCTGTGGATCGACATCACCGGCGGGGCGAACACGCCGAAGCGCTGGACTGGCTCGGCGTGGGCGGCGGTAACCGATAAGGTGGCCACCGATGCAGCGGCTGCAGCGGCCTCCGCGCTGTCGCAGGTCGCGACCAAGGCCGACGCTTCGGCGGTCAATAGCCTGGGTACCCGGGTGACTGCCGCCGAGGGTTCGATTACCAGCCAAGGCAACTCGATCACCTCGCTGACCAACAACCTAAGCTCGGTCGGCGGCGAGAACCTGCTGTACAACCCGTCGTTTGACAAGGCTGGTACCACTGCAGGTGTTGCGGAAGGTTGGGTGCTGGGTCAAGGGCCAGGGGTGGTATCAACCCCTTCGCTGGTAGCCTCGGCTATTGACCCGGCAGGCAAGGCGCAGCGTCTGGATGTGACCGGGCTGAACGCTAGCAACTACGCTGACCTGGGGCCTATTGTCGCCAACCGGCCAAGTGCCAGTACCGGCCAGGTACTGACGATGTCGGCGTCTGTCCGCGCGACGGCCGGGCTGTCGGCGCGCCTGTACTTCCAGTTCAAGGATGCGGCAGGGGCCACCATCTCCACGGATGGGCCTTCCTCGTTTACCACTGACGGTAACGTGCAGCGGATCACTAAAACCACTTCTTCGCCAGCACCGGCGAACACGGTCGCGGTCCACCTGCTGTTCCGAGTTGTCGGCACTGCATCCCTGACGGCAGGTTTCGTGGAGTGGGACCGGGCACAACTCGAGCTTTCCCCGGTAGTGACTGGCTGGAAGGACAGCGCTAAGACCTTGGCCGCCGACCAAGCAGCCACCTCTGATGCGCTCAGCGCCCTGACCAGCACAGTAACTCAGCAGGACACAACCCTGACCAGTCAGGGCGCCTCGCTCACTTCGTTGAACAACAGCCTGACCACCACCAACACCAACGTGACTGCTGCGCAGACGGCAGCGAACGCGGCGAACACTTTGGCCGGCGGTAAGGGCAAGGTGATCGTGCAAACCGGCGCCCCGGCGGCGGCCGATCAGTTGGCGCAAAACCTGTGGATTGATATCACCGGCGGGGCGAACACGCCGAAGCGCTGGACCGGCTCGGCATGGGTGGCAGTGACGGACAAGGTGGCCACCGATGCGGCGGCGGCGGCAGCCAACGCCTTGTCGGTGGCCAATACCAAGGCCGATGCCTCGGCGGTCAGTAGTCTGACCACTCGAGTGACGGCGGCGGAAGGGACGATTAGCAATCAGGGCGCTTCGATTACCTCGCTGACCAACAGCTTGAACGCCATCGGCGGCGACAACCTGCTGCCGAACTCCTCGTTCGAGACGCTGGCAGCGGGCAGTGCCGCTCGCCCCCTGAACTGGAGCGTCGGAGGTACCGCCGTGCCAACGCCATCCATTGTGGATTCGGTCCTGCCATCCAGCACTAAGGCGCTAAGGATCACTCGCCTGGCCGCCACCAACGGGCAGTATTCCGACGTACTCTTCAACTCGTTGGAGGCCGCCCGGCCGAAGGTCACGCCGGGTCAGCCGTACACCTTGAGCGTGTGGGCCAGAGGGTCGGCTGCCACGGTACGCTTGGCGACCTACGTGCAGTTCCTCGACGCTGCGGGCAGCACCGTGCTCAGCACGATGACGCTTGCTGAGGTCGCACTGACCACGACGTTCACCCGCTACGTCCTCACTGGGGTGGCTCCGGCAGGTGCAGCATTCGGCGGCATCTACGCTGGCCGGATGTTCAACCGCAGCGGCGGGACCATGGACATGTGGATGGAAGTGGACAACGTCCAGTTCCAGGAAGGTTCTGTCGCCACGGCCTACGCGCCTTCGAACGAGCGCAACGCGGAAGCCTTGAGCGCGGCCATCAGCTCGCTGAGCAGCACCGTCACCTCACAAGGCACCACGCTCACCAGTCAAGGCAACAGCCTCACACAACTGACCAACCGGGTGGGCGATGTCGAGGGTGTCAACAGCGGTCAGGCGACGGCGCTCAATTCGCTGGATACGCGGGTCACTTCCACGGAAGGGAAGGTCACCGCCCAGGCCACAGCGTTTCAGGCGCTTCAAGCATCGTCGCGAGACGACAACGGGGAAGGCGATCTGGCGGACGCGCTGAAAGGCTGGACGAGTACCGCAGCAATCGCTTCGGAATCCAAGGTTCGTACCTCTGAAACTGAAGCCTTTGCGCAGCGGCTCACCGGTTTTGATGCCCAAATAGGAGCGAACGCGGCCAATATCACCGAGCTGGAACAGGTGGTTGCGACCAATCAGTCTGCGACGGCGACGAAGATTGACCAGCTGTTTGTAGCGGCAGGGCAAAACACGGCTGCCATCCAGCAGACGTCAACGGCCTATGCCGACACCGCCGGAAAGCTCAACGTGATGTGGTCGGTGAAGATGCAGGTCACTGCCGACGGCAAGTATGTTGCCGCGGGCGCCGGGTTGGGCATCGAGAACACCGGTGCTGGACTGCAAAGCCAGTTTCTGGTCGCCGCAGATCGGTTTGCCGTCGTCAACAGCATGGCTGGCGGTGCCCTTTCGGTTCCGTTTGCAGTGCAGGGCGGCCAGGTCTTCATGAACTCTGCGTTGATTCAGGACGGCACCATCACCAATGCCAAGATCGGCAGCTACATCAGCTCCACCAACTACATCGCCGGCCAGCAAGGTTGGGTTCTCTATAAAGACGGAACGCTAGAGATCAACGGCATTATCCCGGGACAGGGGCGGCTGGTGATCAACTCGCAGAACGTCTCGGTCTACGACGCCAACAACGTGTTGCGTGTCCGACTCGGCTACCTGGGGTGAACAATGGCTTCATATGGTCTGCGCGTGTTTGATGAAAACGGTGCCCTATCCATGGACACCAACACCTTTACCTATCAGGTGATCTGGCAGGGCGTGATCGACTTCGGCGGGGTCACGCCCAGCTACACACTGAGTATTCCGGGGTTCAATCCGGCCAACTGTGTGTTCATGATCATTCCGACGAGGGCACAGGATGTGCAGACGGCAGAGAACGACGGATTGGGGAACGCCAGGTCTTATCCCTATGTCTCGACTTCGATGGGGCAGGTCGTTGTCTTGAGAAAAAATCCTTCGGCAAGTGCTTCCACAATCGGCTCCGTGGTTGTCGCCAAGGCCTACGCGATAAGGTTTGCAACATGAGTTATGGCTTCCAGAGCATCAACGACAACGCGTTTGTTCAGATCGATTCCGAGGCTCCCAGGCTGTGCATGCTGACCAAAGGATCGTATTCAGGGACAACCAATGCGTCGGGACTGTTTGCCAGAGCAATCACCAGCCAAGACCCGCCGCTGGTGTTCGTTCGCCCGGATCAGGGGGTGATCCAGGTGCCGATATCGGTGTGGTTCACCGGTGGCCCGGGAAACTGGACTGGGTTCACCATGAAGGCATCCAACGTTACTGCCACGCTGAGTGGTCAATACTTTGTGGCTGCCTGGGCTTCGATGGGCACTGCGGCGTATGGACTGCGGCTGTGGGATCAGAACGCCACGCTGGTCTATGACAGCGGTGCGCCGGCGGTTGTGGTGACATTTGCCGCCGGCAACTGGACCTATCTCGGCGATGAGGTGCTGACCGTGGGGCGCCGTTACATCTGGGGCATCGGTAAGTTGCTTGGCCCAGGCGAATACATCTCCCTTAATCCTTTCGCCATGAACTGCCACAACGCAGCAACCGGTGGAGGCTGCGCGCTGGGTATCGATTACGCCAACAGCCGCATCCTCATGTACAGCCTCGCAACTAATGCCTGGACCGACCAAGGCCACCGCCCCTTTCTCTGCGCCAAATTGCTGGCCTGAACACTTTATTTCTGGAGATATTCAATGCCCTGGTACAAATCAGGAACGGTCTCTGTCACCCAAAATTCCAACTCCGTCATTGGCGCGGGCACAGCGTTTATTGCCAATGCTCGGGTCGGTGATGCTTTCCGCGGCCCAGACGGCGGCTGGTATGAAATCACCAACATTGCCAGCGACACGGCCTTGTCGATCTCGCCGAACTATCAGGGGACGACCATAGCAGCGGGCGTCTATGCACTGGCACCGATGCAGGGCTACGTCAAAGACTCGGCCGATACTCTGCGGGCATTGGTGAACCAGTTCGGCAGCAAGATGGCCGCCCTGGGGACCACCGGCAACTACGACATCTTGCCCCTTACCAAGGGCGGGACGGGTGGCACCGATGCGGCGAGCGCGAGAGCGGGGCTCGGCCTAGGCAATGGCTCCACTCGCGCAGTGCAAACATCGACGCATGACGCTACAGCAGGGGCTCTGTTGATGCCCGGAGCATTTGGCTGGGGAATGACGGGCACTACATTACAAACCATTTCCGATGCAAATGGTGTAAGACCTTCTGGCTTGTACTACATACTGAGTGGCTCAGGAAACATGCCAATTGTTGGTGATGCACTGTTGGAGGTAAAGAACCTATCGACAGTAGTGATTTACCAAACACTGACATATTGGGGGTCGCGGCGGAAGTTCGAACGAATCTACGTTACGAATGCGTGGAGTGTCTGGGATGAAATTATCACCACCAATAACTTGGCTTCATCCGTTGCCTTCAATCAAGTGGGTAGTTATTCCTTCCTTAAAAACTTAACGGGCGCGGTCGTGGCCAGTGGAGCAGTAGTGGCTGGCTCAAACCTGAGTTTTAGTGATACCGCTAACTCTGCTTGGGGTGCGCCTACAGGTGCTTGGAGGGCCATGAGCGCCGCCGCAAACAACCAAGCAACGTTGTTTATGAGGGTTTCTTAATGAATATTAAAAATCCTCGTTACAACCAGCGCGGGACCATCGATTGCGAAGTCGAGCACGAGGTCCTGGGTTGGATTCCTTTTACCGCCTCGTCAGACGATGACAATGAGTTCGGTCGTGAGCTGTATGCCTCTCTCATCTCGGGTGCGCACGGCGCTATTGGCTTTTACGTGGAAGCGCCATTGACGCCGGAACAGCAAGTAGCGCGTATTGCGGAACGGCGTTACGAAGTTGAAACGTCGGGCATCACTGTTGACGGCATGGCCATCAATACGGATGACCGCGCCAAGACCTTGATCAATGGTTCCGCGATTAAGGCCATGCGCAACCCGGCTTACACCTTGCGCTGGAAAACCCCGGAAGGGTTCGTTGACCTGCCGTCTGCCCAGGTATTGGTGATGGCAGAGGCGGTCGCGGACTTTGTCCAGGGCTGCTTTGATCGTGAAGCTGACCTGCTGGCAGCGGTGGGCGATGGCAGCTTCACTGCCGCCATGTTGAATGAGGGGTGGCCCGTATGAGTCGTTTCACCACCACCCTGAAAACTGAGCAGCTCGGCAAGTGGACGCACATTCTCCTTGATGAGTTGGTGCTGGCCGATGAGAGCCAGCGCGTCATCACAGTGCCGGCCGGTTTCGCTACGGACTTCGCCAGTATCAAGGTGCTGCACAATGCCTTCCTGTTCGCGCTCTTCGCGCTGGTGTCAGGCTACGGCAACTATGCAGCAACAGTGCATGACTGGCTGTACACGACCGGCGCCGTCAGCCGCAAGCAAGCTGACGCCATTTTCTACCGTGCCCTGCGCGCTGAAGGGGTGGCGCGCTGGCGAGCCTGGCTGTTTTGGGTCGGCGTTCGAATAGGTGGCGCTGGGCGATACAGCAAGGCGCCCAGACCCGCCAACTCCCCGCAGCAGCCGTGATGGTCTGATCTACACAGAACACAGTCACCCGCCCTCGAGCGGGTTTATTTTTGCCCAAAATCTGCAACCGGAGATTCACAATGTCCTTCATCGTCATCAACACCAGCAACAACTTCGACCCGATCAATCACGAAGTCTTCGCCACGGCCGAAGAGGCGGACGCCCAGGCGCGCGCCATTGTCACCGCGCAACCGCAGGCCGTGGTACGCACGGCGCAGCTGATCAATGCCTACAGCGCCCAGGTGATCGTCACGGCAGAGCCGTTGCCGGAAGTGGTCACCGATCCTGCCAGCTGACTGCACACACTTCCTTACGCCCGCCAAGCGCGGGCTTTTTTTCGCCTGGAGAAAACCATGACCGCAACTGAGAAAGATCGCGACGTCCTCGCTCGCACACTCTGGGGTGAGGCTCGCGGCGAAAGCCTCGTTGGCCAGATCGCCGTGGCCTGGACCATTCGCAACCGCGTGAACGATGGCAAGGCAAAGTCCTGGTGGGGGGAGGGTTACACCGGTGTGTGCCAGAAGCCCTATCAGTTCAGCTGTTGGAACAAGAACGATCCGAACTTCGCCTACTTGAGTGGCGCTAAGTCGATTCCGTTTCGGGAGTTTGCCCAAGCCCAGATCGCTGCCGACCAGGTCATCGCCGGCAAAGTCCCGGACCCCACCGGCGGCGCCACGCACTACTACGCGACCAGCATGAAAGCTGCACCGGCCTGGGCTCAAGGAGCGAAGCAAACGCTGAAACTTGGTCAGCACATCTTCTTCAAGGATGTGCCATGAGCCTGGCCTCGCTGAAGTTGGCGGTGGTCGGCGTGTTTGCATTGCTGCTGATCACCGTCATCGGCGTGTGGAAGGTACAGGACTGGCGCTACGGCAAGCAGTTGGCCGATCAGGCTGAATTGCATCAGGACGACTTGGCCGCCATCAGTAACGCGGCGGCCAGTAGCTGCCCAGTGCCGGCCGGTACCGCCGCCAGCGGCGTGGTTCATGGAGGAACGCGCGCCCGACTTGACCCAACGCATTCTCAACGAATTGTCGCCATCACCGATGAAGGCGTCCGGGGACTGATAGCGTTGAAGGAGTGCCAAGCCTATGTGCAAACCCTGGCTCGTTAAATCTGGAAAATCGGTGTAATTCTGGTATTTATCCTCTGGATGGCATTCAAAGTCATGATGGCGTGCGCGAAGTAGTTGTTGAATCTAACACGAAGCTTGATGGTTTTCGCATTCACAACGTGTTCAACGCCATGCTCTACAAAAACCTTATTGATATCCGCAGACCAGTTATTAATGAAGTCTTCGTAGTGAATAGGGTTAGTCTGAAACGCGGACTCTGTTTTACTTGCGACCGATGGCGTCTCGAAGTCAGCGATAGTTTCATGAGCAAAAATGTTTCTTATCTTCCGCAGGCCGTTTAGCAAGTCAGCTAAACCTTTCGGGATAATTCCTAGCCGGTAAGTCAGTTCAATTTTTGAAGAAAACGTGCCTATCGGAGAGTTGAACCCATCTAAAAGTTTTTCCTGGCCGCAAGGAAGAAGAAGTCGTGCAGAAAGCAGTTGTTGCAATATGTTCTCGGCAAGCACCGCAGCCAGCAATGCGGAGCCCCTGTCATTTTCCTTCTGGATCAATTCGAAGCACATGGTTTGTACTTCTGAGTCGCTTTTTCCTTCGAACATAGATGGCTCCTTGAAATTTTCTGGGAGAGCATATCTGAAGGAATTCGGTAGCGCTAACTGGTACGACTTTTTGTATCCTTTTTGCGTTTTTGAGGGAAGAAATAGGGGGGGGCAGCCCTCAGCAAACCTTTAAAACTCAAGACAAAAAACGATCCGAAGTATGGCTACTTGCCCAGGCACGAATCGCTGCTGGTCAGGTGATCAATGGAAAGGCGTCGACCTCACCCGCGGCTCCACGCATTACTACGCGACCACCATGCCGAAAGCATCAGCCTGGACTATAGGAGCGAAACGGAACCTGACGCTCGACTCCCCCACGTCAACTTCAAGGATGTTCCATGATGGACGTATGCCGCTATTCTGTAGCCGATCACTCAAATGAAATGGCGGTGGTATGGAAGGTGTAGAGCTGAGCCCAAAAATCGAGCGTGAAGCCGACAAGCTTCTTGCTCAGATCGCCCAGGCAGATTCGATGATTGTTGCGGCGAAAGCGGGAGCTCGCGCTGAGGGATTTGTTCTTGGCTTGGAATCGGCCCGAGCTTTGAGTGAAGCAACCATTGATCGGCTGTATGTCATCTTCGATTCCGCGACTGAAAAGCGGTTGAGGTCGCTGGCTGCAACTTAGAACAAGCCGTTTTCCTCGGCTGGCTTTATCAGATCGGGCCCCTGATTGCGCACGTTACCAATCGCGCGGTCCACCTTGAACCACTCGTATGCCTCGGTGGGCTCGCCCTGGTGCATCACACCATCTGTTCGGCGCGCTCCTTTGGCGTGGCCGGGTCAAGCCATTCCCGTGCCAGTTCGGGGGATAGCGTCACCGGCCGGCGGTCGTGGATGTCCACCATGCCGCCAACGCTGTCCGCGGTGATTATCACGAAGCCGTCGTGTTCACTGGGCTCATGCTCGGGGTTCGGGTATTGGCCGATCGCCGCGCATAATATCGGCGACCGGTCCCGACGGCGGATCAGGTAGGGCTGCTTCTTTGGTCCGCCTTCATCTACCCATTCAAACCAGTTGTTAATCGCAATGATTGCCCGGTGCGGCCAGATGGCACGGAAGAAAGGCCCGTGCGCGACTTTCTCCACCCTGGCATTGATCGGTGCTGCGCGGTCCTTGGCCCAGTGCGGGCGCCATCCCCAGCGCACCATGTCGGCGTGCAAGTATTCACCTTCCTGGTGAAAGATGGCGACCTGGGTCGTCGGGGCGGCGTTATACCGCTCGAAAGGTCGCTCACCGGTGCTGTTGACCAGAGGGTTGGGCATGCTGAGTGCCGCGACGAAGTCGTGGATGCCATCGTATTGGGAAAGTCGTCCGCACATGTTCAACCTCTCTGATTGCCCGCTTGCAACTCGCGAATGATCCGCTCCTTTTGATCGAGGACCATTGTCAGGCTCCGGATCTGACCAAGCTGGTCGGTGGTTTCCGCCTCCAGGTTCGCCATCCATACCCGCTTCTTTTGGAGTTCGGCCGAAAGCTGGTCGTTCATTTCGACTAGGGTGGAAATGTTTTCCTTCGCCGTGTGAAGCTGGCGCCTCAGCTCTTCGATGTCTTCCTCGAGCATATGAGCGTAATGCTTGATGGTTTCCAGCCTGCTCGGACAGCCTAGCCAATCGCTGGTGTCTTCAATTTCGTAGGGGTCCACGATCGCGCCTTATTGATACTGTTTGGATATACAGTAATGGAGGCGCGATTTTTCTGCGAGCGTGAGGCGACGAGGTGGGTGGGAGTACATGGGATAACCCATTTTCGGGAGATCCGCGCCTCATGTAGGGAATACCCACCATTGTTGGGGGGCTACTATGAGGTAACGTTAAGCCTCAAATGAAGTCGCATGTCGCAGTGGCCTGGAATGAGACTTGGTCCATGTAACTGGCTTGGATATTGCTCCGGTGCATGTCCATCGAATGAGGTAATAGGAGATCAGAGCCTTGTGGAAACATCCTCTTCTTCTAGGAGTTACGTTTGGAATCGGGATCCTCGCGATTGGTTTCGCAGTAATCGTGACCCTACTGCTACTGGAGTTGAGATAGTCCGAGGACAAGACATGGAGATGAACGACGTCCTACGCCTGCTGGTAACGATCTCCGCGTGGTGTGCTGCCGCCGCGCTCGCGAGCTTGTTGGTGTTCGGTTAAACCTCCAACGACTCAGGGTGATTTCTTAATGATGGGGACACCGGGCTGCAGCGCAGTGGTCACCGAAATCACCAGGTCATCCAAGGACCAAGGCTTGTGCAGATAGATCGTATGGACTGGTAAGTCACTTGGATCGATCAGATAACCTGACGTGAGAATGGAGCCAATCCAAGGCCGACGACTCTGGATTATCTCAATAAATTCCATCCCTTGGATCTGACCTGGTAGCGCCTGATCCACGATCACAAGCGGACAGTGGAAAGGGGTTTGCAACATGTACGTCAGCGCGTCGTCAGCCGTCTCAAAAGCCAGAGACTGGGCGCCAATCTCAAACAGGATGTCCGTCATCAGTGCTCGAAGGGTCAGGTCATCCTCAACAACGATCACCGTACCTTCAATCGGCAGCATTCCTTCCCAATTCACGATCACACGTTTTGTCCTTCACGGTCAGTTATTGGCCTTATTGAAAAGGACAGCGTAGGCGGATTTCAGTTCTAGCTCGGAAAAAGGTAATTTTGGGAATTTGCTTGCGGAGGGGGCGGTAGGCCTGGGGCGTGGTTTTATGTGCCGTTTCCGGTCGTGCAATCGGGAAATAAAACTCAGTAGTTACGGCATATAGCGGGCTGTTGCGTTGGACTGTCGGGTTCGAATCCTATCGTTCAATGCCGTAAAGAGCCGCACTGAAACGCCCCGGTCTTCCGTTTGCTTAACCACAAATAAGCGATTGTTTTGCTATAAGGGGCGTTAGGGGCCAGAGTGATGACCGCAGAGCGCAGTCACTCCGGCGTCATCAGCACCGCGAGCGTCAGCTTGATGAACTCTTCATTTTTATCGATGGTGTCCAACGCACCGCGAACATTATCAGCGACGTCGGCCGCGCCGCGCTGCTCGACCCAGTTCGAAAGTTCCATGATGGCGGCTTCCAGGGCGAGCTGGTTTTCGTTGATCTTGAACAGTAGGGAGGGGAGCAGGTCTGAGTTTGGCATCGCGAATCCTCGGTTATGAGGTCAGCGTAGCACCGTGTTACATGAAGGTTTCTTAACTATCGGCAGGACGCCGGAAGAGGGGATTTGGAGCTGAGTTATGGAACGCTTCCAAAATAGTTTTGGAACACATGTCAGCTGACGAATTTTTTGCCAAACCCCAGAAACGACAAAGCCTTGAAAAATCAGGGCTTTGTCGTATAAAGATGGCGGAGGCGATGGGATTCGAACTCATGGACCTGTTACAGTCGACGGTTTTCAAGACCGACAAACATAATTGTTATAGGTCAGAAATATTCCTGTTCAAGATGGCATCATAGGTCGAGGCGTTTTTTGAGCCAGGCACTAGCGCTATTTGTACTTCACATCAATAGTTACTTTGCCTTTGCTTCCAAGCGATGCAGATATCTCAACACCTTCGATTGGCACGCTAAAGTGAGCGCCCGCTTTCTCGTCCATAACGATCGTCATGCTATCAACACCACTTCGCTGCCCCTCGCGAATGATTTCACTGGCAGCTTCGGCTTGCTTTGAAACAGCGCTAGCCGGCGAGGTGCTGTCTATGATCTTACCCGCAACCCATAAGATCGGCATGAACCCAAGCTTGTCCTGAATACCATCTATGGCCTCTTTTAAGCCATCCCGAGTGGTGAGATCGAAGCGCTTAGTCATGCCTTTGTCATTCCTTTGAGCGGTAGGAGGGGAGTAAAGCTTGTACCAATTTTTGTACCAATGACCGTGTAAAGCAGGTGAAAGCCGGGTACGCCTGAGTAGGCAAGTGCCCGGATTCATTGACTATTGTTACTTTGCCTTACCCCTTTAGAATCGCGGTGTAATTCTACCTTAGCGCAACCAGACTAAAAATTCTGCCTGTCTTGAGGGCTGCAATCGACCCATTGCCGGTCGTCTTTCTGTAGATACCAATCTTCAGCCGGCTTCAGCGCACTGAACTCACAAGTGGAAATCAGCCATTGATATTCGAAATGAGATTAGACCGAAGGCGTTTAGCGACGTTCCAGCAAGTATGCGCAGCCCTCACTGCTCACCTGCGTCATCTTCCTCGGTAGTGATCATGTTCCAAGTAAAAGAGTGGTACACATGAAATTCAGGCAGCCAGGCTTTGACTTTCCCGTGAACAAACCAATAATGAGCAATGCCGGGAAACATATTTGGATCAATTGGGTGCTTCGCATTGGGGTTGTGGAACATAGAAAGCCCTTCGGCCCAAGTCTCAGTCACGGTGCCTTGCTTCACTTCATGGAAGAATGAGTCAGGCATTGCGGCGTTTGGATCGTGGCGATGCTTTAGGCCTGTTCGGAAAATTCGCTGGTTCGCGAGACCAAAGCCTGCAAGCCGTCCCATGCGATTGAACTTCGAGATTGTCCCGGACGACGAGAACAACACTGCGCTCACGTTTTCCGCTCCGGGCTGAAAGAAGTAGCCTGAAGGAATTACCTTTCCTTGGTACTCATGTGTTTCGATCTTCAATGGTGTGATTACTAACTGACCCGCATCGTCATGGAAAAACTCATGAGTAACAGCGTAGAGATATTCAAGAAGCGCCGGCGAAGTCCAAATCATGGACTGGTCCTCGTGAAAATCAGCGACTGCAAAGACGAGTGGATTTCCCTTAACGTGCTCCAAATCCCAATATTTAGTCTTCCGGTTGAGCTTTGAGTAAAGCGCACTACCGAATCGAATAGGTACGCGGGTCCTCAATAGCTCTTTGACCTCTTCTGGAGTCCGCATAACGGGCATCCAGTTCTTTGGCGGTTCGAGCGGGGGATCATTCGGCGATGGTCCAACGATGACGGCTTCAATGAACACTTTGTTTTGCCCATCGCTCACTTCGAAATCAGGCGCCTCGTGCTCTTTGTTCACGAAAAGGCCAAGCTCCAAAAGCGCTGCATAGAGATACAGCTCCCAAATTCGTGCATCGAATGCGGTGGTTTGAAATTGCTCTACGAAGTTGCCATCAACGTCAACAAAGTGCCGCATCATTTCGGACATGATCGCCCGTGCGGGCACCCAATGGGGGCGAGTGCACAACATGTGGAAAGCAGGGTGCTGTTGCTCCTCGGGCAGTTTCGTTTGAAAAAGGGCAACACCTGCTTTGTCGGACCTCTCGTCACCTTGAGAGAAGACCGTTTCGCCACTCGCGATGCGCTTTCTTAACGAAGCGAATAGCGCGTAGCGCGCGTTTGTTCTGGTCATGCTGCAGTTTACGTCGATGCAACGAAAGCGACCTTTGAGGTCTCGCCCAAGAATTACAAAGCCAAAGTCCCGATCAAATCGGTCCTCGATCAGAACGCCGATCAGCGTCTCCGCTTTGTCGGAGAAAAACTCCAGCTCATTACCTACGGCGTTGGCAATCGGCGAGCGCGTCCAAGCGATGAATGCGTTGTATCGCTCAGCGGTCATATGAACAACGCCGCTTTCATCTAGCAAGGCGGCTATTCGTTGTGCTTTCGTGCCCCTGCGTTTTGCCTCACCCATATATTCCCTTCATGTTAGCGAGCGCACAGTGCGTTCAGTGCAATTGTCGGCAAAATAAGGCGGTGGCGTTCAAAATTTTCACCAGGTTGCTTAGTAACTACCACTTTTGGCCGATTTCTGCCTATCACTAGGGACTGCATTCGATCCACTGCCCTTCGAAGAGGGCAGTAATCGGGTCAATAGCTGACATCCTTTGCGAATGGCAATTCGATCACACCTACCACCTGGCCAAACCCATCGCCCTTCTACAAACCGTGACATTCCAGTGTCGAGATTTTTCCTGGCGCACGTTTCGGATAGATGATTTCAAGCCAGCGAATAGGGGTGCCTGGGTCAAGCTGAACCTCCCTCATGCAAGGCAGCCTCGGGAAATCTTCTGCTGCGGCGGCCAAAGCTTCCTTTGCATCTTGGAATTGGCCTGCTACTCGGTACCGCTCTACCAGCGCGAGGGCCATGCAGGCTTCGACCTCCAGCGGCACCTTGATACCTGTAGGTTTGAAGCATTGACCGTAGTAGATGTTCAGGTGCCTTAGATGTTCAGAAGGCGGCCACTCTGTATCGGATCCCGCTATGGCCTGAGCAATGAGCGATTCCAGGCTGGGCTGGTTGAGAAGCGAGACATCGCCATTCTTCAGTGACGACTCACCTTGTTCGCCGCCGAGGTAGTAATGCTTCAGGTAGATGAATGCCACGAGAGCATTTTTCGGAGATTTCTTCAATCCATCCTTGATTTTAAAGCCTGCTTCTACTACCGGGCGCAAATTCTTCAATGGCCGATGGGGGAAATCCGCCAAGGCTTGGCTTAGGAGTGCCACCAACCCTTCGAAGAATCGTGCGCAGGTTTCCGCAGTCAGGCCTGTGGGGGCATAGATCCACATAGAGGGATCCAATGAGATCCTCAGCACGCTTGGATTGTCATACTCATATGAACAGGGCTCATGAGCAATTTTGTCGGCGCGGCCGACGAACTCCATAATTACGGCGCGCACCAAGCGGAACAGGCCCTGGAACGTGAACATAAGCTTGTCATGATCGGCATACGTTTCCCCGTGGCCCGAGAAATGGAGAAACTCTTTGGTCAACGGCTTGAGCGTATGTACATAATCGGAACGCGTGCCATATAAGTTCTTGAGCGCAGCCAGCAACTCTCGCTTACCGATCGGATGCTTTTCGTTGCTCGCATGAGCGGAGAAATAGTCCGCCGGCAGATATTCCTGAATGAATTTGGAAAAGCGGTGGCCCAGCCGCAAGTGCTCTGTTTCAAGGATGGCATTACGGACTGCCTGCGCGTCTGCGTCCTCGAGACTCTCCAGAACCTTGTCGATAGGTCCACGTTTTTCGGTTGGCATGTCCTCCCAAACAACCTGATAGCCATCGAAATCCTGAGCTAACGATTCGATGCTCATGACCAGCAGCGTGTAGGCCAGATCGAGGTCATCGCTCATCCTGTGAACAGCGGCGACGTAGGATCTGATTGCCTTAATTACGCTTTGGTAGCTGCTGCGTTTCAGGCCAATAAGCTGTTCCGTAAACGCCGCGAATGCGTCCAACTCCTTGGTGTTCACCCGTAACGATGGCTCGTAGAATCGGGTCAGTCGTTCACTCGGGTGCGGCTCACCCACGCGAGCCCGCAGGTGCAGCAATCGCTCGGCGATTCGGACGTCAGGACTGAAAATTGCTCGTAATCCGAATGAGGCTACGTCCGCAAAATCATCGATGTACGCCCCCATCATGCGTGAAGCTATGAGGCCTACCGCAGGCGTACCCTCGATGTGTTCGTTTAGCTCATAGCACAGGGCGTGAGGCGTGGTCACTGTGTCAAAAGCGCTGAGCGTTCCGACTGCGCTGCTGAATGTGTCGACACTGCCCAGGTCGAGGTTGGTGTAAACCACTCCTCGGAGCGTGTTGACTTGGGGATTATGCGGCTCAGTAAAGAGCTTTCCGGTGGCAGCCTGAAGCATGGTTGTTCCTTGAGTGAGGAGTCTGACGCACGAGGTGCAAGTTGCCGCCCCTATGGGCCAGAACGGGGGAGCGCAGCCGAATGGGGAGAAATACTGCCAGATTTAGGAGGAATTATTTAAGCAAGGTGAATCGCCCCGGGGCTTCTAGGCACATCGAACGGCTGCTTCTGGCCGATAGAGTCACTCCGGCGTCATCATCACCGCAAGCGTCATCTTGATGAATTCCTCATTTCGGTCGATTGCTTCCAAGGCGCTGCGAACACGCCTCGCTGCTCGACCCAATTCGAAAGCTCCAGAATGGCTGCTTCGAGGGCGAGTTGGTTTTCGTTGAGCTTCTGGAGAAGGGAGGGAGTAGGTCTGAATGTGGCATCGCGAATCCTCTTTTTTGAGGTCAGCGTAGCGCGGGAGTGCAGGTCGGCAGGACGCGGGGAAGGGGAGTGAATGGCAGCTGTTTCAAGTCGTTTCTGCGGGCGAGTTGCGGAAATGGCCGAAAAGATGCGGAAACGATCCTTGGAAGCACGAACGAAAACTCAAACCCCGGAAACGACAAAGCCCTGAATAATCAGGGCTTTGTCGTATAAAGATGGCGGAGGCGATGGGATTCGAACTCATGGACCTGTTACAGTCGACGGTTTTCAAGACCGTTGCCT